CTGCGTGTTTCGCGTCTTCTCGATTTCCCCGTTCCAAGATATTTTGTGAAGCGCGTCGAGGAAATGAACGCGGTGTTTGGACAACAGCAAATCGAGAATATACATTACACAATATCTATTATCGATAAAAATTCCAAACACGACCGGCTGGAACAATTGACCAAGCAAAATACACAGAAATGCATCGCTTGGTGTGTGGAACATGGGGTCGCTTATAATAATTTTTCCAATTCGAATATGTTTGTTGACGCAAAGCGCGAAACCATGGCAAGCGAACCTGAACCCGCGGAAGAAGACCTTGCTATTGCAATATGATTCGACACTTTACATGAACGAGAAGAGACGTGGATTAAGGTTCTGGTTCGACTGCATCAGGTGTTTTGGTGGACTCAATCAATCGTTTTGCGCTGTCTATGGTGGATTGGTTTACCATGACTTTGACTCCATTTTCTTTGTATCCATCGAAAATCTCTTTAATATCAGTTAAAAAGTGGTAATGGCTTCCATCAAAAAGGGTTTCAACGGTTAATGCTACAAGTTCGGCTTGGCTCAATGACTTGAACCCATTATCAAACTTGAATACATAATTTTCGAGAGGTTTATCCGTGATGATGGCCTTTACTGCATCCACGGTGGTTTGTAATGTTCGTTTTAGTGATTCTTGTTTTTCACGGTCTTCTTTTGTCATTTGTTTAAGTTCATCTTCTGTCGGGGGCTTGTATACGGGTAAAAATTGAATAAATGCGTTACGCGTCAATTCATAAATGACAATCACTTCTTTTTCAGGATAAGCCTTTCTCAAATTGAGTGCCGTGTCGCGAACACAATAATCACCCGCCAACCCGACAACAAATATGCGCGAAGTCGAAGCTGGGACTTCAAATGGTATTCCATTCGCAAATGCGACGTCATTTTTGTTCAATTTACGTATATCAAAGTCATCTTTAAGAACTAAACCGGACTTATAGTCTGATGGTTCAGCATAAAAACTTCCAGTTAGGTCGGGTTTGTCCTTATCGCAGTTTCCGAATTGACGCTTACTTAAATACTTATCCTTATCGTCATATTTAAACGCTCCAAATGAATCTACGTTTGCATTACAGCCTTTGAATACAACTGAAAACTTTTTATTATCATCGGTATCCAATTCCATGGCATTTGCTAATTGTGCCGAACGGGTAATCAACTCGTCGCGTATCTCTTGAACCAATCCAGACCCAACCGTTTGGCTGACACAATGTGGAGGAAATGGACCAGCCGGGGGTTTCTCAGTATCACATTCTGACTTAAAAAATGAACAATGGTCGCAAGGGTGTACATCTCGCGTAAAAACCACACGCGCTTTTTTGTTCAACGCCTTTTTATACAAATCAACAATTGGCGAAATGATTTCCTTACCATTTGTCACTGCAAATGCTCCAATTTTACCAACTCCTGGAACCTCGGGTCCGGTTATTCCTTCCACATTTCTATCCACGAAATCATTCTGCATGTCAATAACCATTAACATATCTTTATCGGTGAACTGAATGTCATTGTAATCTCCTATTTGCAGAACGTCTCTGTATTCGTTTGAATCCACAATCCGTTTTGCAAAATAATGGCTCAACAGAGCATTCGTGTCCATCTGTCCATTAACAACAAACTCTTTCGCACCTCCTCTAAATTTCCGAGAGTTCTTGCGCTTGTTGTTTCTCGCAGTCTTTTTGTTTACGCGATGTTTACCCTTGTGGGTTTTTCGGTTCCCTTGTCTTCGCTTTAGAGTGATTATATATTAACCATTCGATTTTTTAAACATTCGGCGCGGTTGCACAGCGTCCTGTTAGCCGCCCATTTACTCTACACTTCAATTCACCCGTGTATTTGTCGATAACCGGCGTTTTCGTCAAAGGATATCCCGCCTTGTCCTTCACAGTATATGCTTGGTCAGAAATGCCATAAGCCATGGCACTCCCGACTTGCGACCCGAATACTTTTGTAAAAGTCGAAGCCGTCGTCGTTATCGCCTCGTACTTCAAGCGCTGTGTCATGTCGCCACTCGATACGCCACCTTGCACCGCAAACCGATTGTTGCTCGGTTTATAATGCATAATCGAATAAGATGGATAGAGTGTGTGGCCTGTGTTCGAGAGGAAGCCGACGGCCGAAGTACTCGAATTATTCAAAGAGCCCGCATTGAGAGCCGGGTAATAACCGGAAGTGAACCCGAACACGCCTTGTATCCCGGTTGCTGGAACATAATAAACCGGCACCTTTCCATCAGGCAAGGTCCACGATTGGCCCCGCGGCACAGAATAATTTCCATTGTTGTAAAACATGGTCGTGGAATAGGACTGTATTTCTACAGCCCCATTCGAATTATTGTAGACGATTTTCATCAGGAATATATTGGAATACGTCACATTGTAAACCAGATAATGGCCGTTTTGCAGCATGGTTTGTTCGAACGCGCTATTGAAATCGTTGATGTCGTAATATCCAGGGGGAATAACCACCGGGTATCGCGTGGAACCGACTCCAGACGCATCAATCCAGTAATAATAAAATGTGTTGGAGTCGGGGACCACCCGCGCTTTCGGGCAATGCGACACACCATTCGGCGAATAAGTGTCTTTTGCGAGAAGAGGATTCGTCACGAGAGAATTGTCGGCGGAACGGACATGGCGATATTGATTCTGCTGGAATGTCATGCTTCGGCTGACTAAATACTGGTTCGTGTTGGTAAAATACGCGAGTTCTTGTCGAGCCGGGTCATATTTGCGCTTTATCATGCCGCTGCTACGACACCGCCTTTTCGCGTCGGCTTCCGCACAATTATAGGAATTCGATTTGCACCCATATGTGTCATTTAAACTACTCGGCTGCGGGGCTTCAATGATATTGACTAAACCACTTTTATCTATCGGATATCCAGTATCGTCGAGAAGATTACCACACGCATCTCGCATTCCAGTGGGAACGGTGATGACATATCCACCGGGCCGTTGCAATTCGTCAATACTGCTGCTCACGCGCGAATGAGGGCAACCCGCTGTATTGGAAATCGACGTCGCTATTTCGCGGCGATAATGCTTGAGAGGCATCGCGCGAAACTGATTCCCCCTACCAAGAGAACCATTGACCTCTCCGTTTTTTTGCAAACTACTCGTTATTTGATTTAATACTGCGCCTTTCCATGCTATTTTGGGTCTCGGATTAAAATTCAATAGGGGCAAAGACGCCATTTATATTATACCATAATATTATACTATTTGTAATTAACGCGATAATACCATAATAGACACAATGAAAACGCCGACTCCGACTCCGACTTACATTCATATCCTGTATTTCATCCTTTTCGCATTTTTGTCTGTTCTCGTTATCGGTTGGATTCGAACCGTTCTGTTTGGCCGCGGAATTATGGAAGGCGCTACCACCAAAACGCCGTATTCCACAAATCCGAAATATACATATGTTCCGTCCGCCTCGAGTTCTGCACCCAAAATCGAGTTCGGATTATCGGATTTAGACGCGGAATTCGAGCACGCGTGTGCGTTTCTGAAACTAGACAGTTCGCTATCCTTTGTCGACCCGTCCGCCTCGGCGTACGCAATCACACTCGAATCATCGGGATATTCTGTTGCACAATCGGAATTGAAAATCAACACGCTCTACAATAATGCTGTCAATGCCAATAAAACCGACGGAATTAAGAACGCCATGGACGCTTCGTATGGCGCACTTTTCGACGCAAACAACATACAGAATCTGAGCAACGACCAAATCGTGTCCCAATGGAATGGAATGCATTCGGTGAAAACCGACGACGCGATTTACAATGCCGTTTCGTATTACGTTATTCATTCCGATAAAATGCCGGCGGGTGCCCCCCTTCCGTCGATGGCCACCGATGTGAGCGCGACCACACTCGGCAACTATTTCCTGCAAGGAATCATCGCCAACAAATTTAGTCCGGGCGAGCTTGTCAAACTGAAACACGCCTATTATGCCATTGTAAAGCCCCGATTTTTGGCAAATACGATTTCGAATGTGTATTGGAGCAACTGGCAGGCGTTGACAAATGCGGACGGCGCCTCTCGCGATTCGATTTGTTACACCGTTAACACAATGAATGACCTGGTGGCAAATACGACATTGCCAGCGGATTTGAGTGGGACCAATGTACAATCGATACTTTCGACCTCTGATGCCCCGACGCCGTTTACCATGGATGCGCTTCGGCTGTACCAAACTATCTCTGTTGCCTACGAATTACATCAGTTCATCATACAATTCCCGAAGGTGAACCCGAACCCGATTCAGACCACCCCCGCATCCTTTGTCAAGGGGTTCCAACAATATCTGGATACGCTCAACAAAGTATCCGTCCCAAGTACGCTGGCGTTTGTGTTGCAAAACCCTCCTGCCACCTCAATATAAGACACGTTCTTTATGTAAATCTACGAAATTACATAAAGACGCCTGGACACTAATGACAACTTCTGCGAAAAATGCAGCTCGCGATTCCTATACACAGATTTGACGCAAATAATGTCTACTTCTTGGACAAAAAACGGAATGTGGTCATTGACGGCGACTTTATCAAGATTATCTACTCGGACCAAAACGTGGAATTGAGCGAACTTTATTTGTTTTGTGCGGAGCCTTTGGATAATGACGGATTTGTGATGATGCGGAAAACAGGAGGAGGAGGGGGAGGAGGAATCCGGAAACTTGGAATGGAGAGGACGGCGGTGAAAAGCTCGGAATTAATAGCCAGATTGTGTTATATTGAGGAGGTTATATTGAACAAATACATAAGTTCGAAAGCTCCACACAAAATTCCGACGCACAGTCTAAGAACTCAACTCACCTCCGGATTTAATATTCCACTTTTTGCTGGGACTGCAAACTCGTTTAACCTTACAAAGTCATATATTCTTAAAATCGCTGGATTGTGGGAAACCGATACAACTGTGGGCATGACGCTTAAATTCATTAGTTCTCAAAGAGCCTAGATTAACCCTGGATGCATTAGAATCCTGGATGCATTCGAAACCCCAATGCATTATAAAAAATTCATGGCCATTTTCGGGTTTCGAGAGGAAATCCGAGATATCACATTCTTGAACGGCGCCGGCCCATTTCGGATATCATAATCCACCCGATTGAACACATTCTCCGCAGCTGTCGTGTTGAAATTTAGAACGTCCACAAATCCGGTAGATTCGTTCAGACGGCAATTCAACCCGCTGATTGAATAAATACCTTCGGTTGTTTTATTTTCGAATCGGCTATATTCACTTTTATTTACGGTGCGGAACGGCGTTTCGCTCAGCCGAATGATGTGTGGGTCGTTTATAGGATAAAACACGCTGCGGTCGATTTTGATTCCGGCGTCTTCGGCACGCATCTGAAACAGATTGTCCTCAAATCCCCACGACCAGAAATTGGGGAATCCATTCAACTTCTCGAAATCCGACCCGACAACACTAACCATTCCACCGAGAGTATAAGTAAATCCGTAGAAGTGTTTGATGGTTCCTGGAACCGTCTCAAATTGTATGGCGGCGTCTGGTGCAGGTATAGAATCGATGTCATTGAACACGAGCGTCATGTTTTGGTAGTCATTCGGGTAATAGTGTTTGACTGTTAAAAATCCGATGTTTTTCATTGCTCCTCGATTGAATCCGCGTTTGTCCGTCTGATGAATATAAAGGATTCTGTAGAGACCTTGTGGATTATCCACCGTTAAATACTTGTTCATGGTTTCTGTAAAAATTCGGTAGTGTTGTTCTCTGTCGCGATAAGGAACAATGAATATAAGTTTAGGGACGCTGGGCTCGTCTTCCTCAATGGCCATTGTTATATTTTCTTCTTCCGTTGGAGCCGGCTCTTTTACTGGTTCTTCCACTGGCTCTTCAACTGGAACTTCTGGTTCTTCGACAGCAGGTTCTTCAACAGCAGGTTCTTCAACAGGAACTTCTGGTTCTTTTACTGGTTCTTCCACTGGCTCTTCAACTGGAACTTCTGGTTCTTCGACAGGTTCGACAACAGGAACTTCCACTGGAACTTCTGGTTCTTCAACAGCAGGTTCTTCCACAGCAGGTTCTTCCACAGCAGGTTCGACAACAGGAACTTCTGGTTCTTCGACAGCAGGTTCAACCACATGTTCTTCAACCGGAATTTGTGGTTCTTCGACTGGTTCTTCGCTACTCATCAAAACTTATATATAAACCGGCCATTTCGTTCTCCAGGTATTTGCAAAAATAATGATGATTACTTTTGTTATGACCAAGCCATAACAAAAATTGAGCGATTTTCATAATATAAAATTATATCAACAAACCAAAACAAAATGTCGTTTCATGGAGTGTTTTACACAAATAATACGTATTATTACTGCACTGCAAAAAAGCTCGTGCAAACCCAGAAAAAACGTGTCCGATTCAAATTTCCCACGCCGCTAAATTCCTCACCAGATTTAGTTTCTTACATTGCACCTGTGTCTCCTCCATTCCAATTTGCATGTCAATATCCCGCCATTATGTGTCCACCGCCGCCGCGTATTTCCGACGAATGACCATGGGCAACAGCAAATCCACGTGTTCTTCCATTTTCAGATAGCATTTGTTGATGGTCACTTCGCTGACCCCACACACTCTGCGAACGTCCGTTTTCGATAAAGGCATCCGGCAATTCTGCGCCACAAAATAGATGATGCCGGCCGCAATAGAGTGCGGCGTATTGTTGCATTTGACCGCCCCCCGCTCCACTTTTTCCGTCACGAACTTCGACACCATAATCAGTTCTTGCGACATTCCCAATTTACTGCAATACCGGTCCACAAAATCACTCGGTGTTGTTAAGCACAAATCCGTCTGCACTTCCGTCGATTGCCCACGTTCGATGTTGTTCAATATATTGACCGCCATCGAACATCCTGCCGTGGCCGACGCCTTGTCTATATTGAAAATCTCCGCGATTTCGTGCGACGTCCGCGGGCACCCATTCAGTCTACACGAAATATAAATCGACGCCGCTTTAATCCCGTCGCGATTGACGCCCCGGAATATTTTTTGCTCGCTGATATCCTTGTGTATTGCCATCGCGTCATTGATGAAGATTTTGTTGATTCCGGCATTCTGGGCCATGATGGTTATAAACTGGAACTCGTCGTAGAGCGATTTTTCTTTGTGGGGCATCGATTGCCATGCTATCCATTTGCCGATTTTCATCATTTCTTTGGTCGATTTAGGAGTGTGCAACACTTTGCATCCATACGACGACATTTCCAAGAGAGGGTTTATCGGGTTGCCGCAACGGGTGGGGTCGTTCGCATTCTTGTCTTCCGCGCCGAAATAGCGCCACTCGGGGCTATAATCGAGAGTATCTGTGTAGACCAATCCGCAGGATTTATTGACGCAGGTGGGGAATCCGTCTTCCATCGTCATGAGAGCGGAACCACAACTCGTACAAGTGTCGGTGGATTGCGTCGATTGGTAGACACATTTGACCTCCGTTTTCGATGTCGTGTCGGATTGGAATGCATCCCACATTTTCGATTTGTCATTGGAAGACAAGACCGTTTTTCGCTTTTTCGTTTTTTCGCTTTTTGTTGGACCCGGGCGGGTTTCGTAAGGATGCCTCGATTCGAATTCAGGGCAAGACATGGTTTTGATTTGAGGGGGGGGGTGTTAAT